GACTTTGCGCCTTTGTTGACAACATCTCTAACTTGCTTGAGGGTAGCACCAGGAGTCTTCAGCTTTGCTGAATCATCATCAGATCTGTAGTTTTCTGGTGTTGGACCACCGAGATCTTCTACAGAACCGAGTTGGGTTCCTGGATCTGTGAGTTTAGGCATTCCTTCAGCCGCTTTTGCACCAGCATTAACGGCGGTTTTGGATTGCTTAGTGCCTACTTCCATTTCTTGTAAATCTCCACGAGACATTTGAACTCTCCGTTTAACCTTAGTTTTAAACTATATTTATTTATAAATTAAAGATTTGTAAGAAAATCATTGAATAAGTTCAACTTATTCTCTTGCAATCTTTTTTGGTCTACAAGGGTATTGATTGTCTTATAGGTTTTCTCTGCATATTTTTCACGGAGAATACCACCATCCCATACCCATTCTTTTCCTTCCATAATTCCCTGAACAAATGCATCGGGAGCAGAAGGATCTGCTACGATATCAGCAGCAGTTGCAAGCATGAAATCTTCACCAACTACATTATATCCTTCTCTCGTTTGTCTTAATGATCCAATACCACGAGAAGAAACACCAAGTTTTACACCTTCTTCAATAAGTGAAGATGCAATCTTACCCATCGGAGTTGAGAGAATTTTAGCTTTTCCAATGATATTGGATCCACTTTCTCTCAGAGAAATAATTTTATGAGAAACTCTATCCAGATTTACAGTAGGACCATCAGGATGTCCAAGTTCGCCAAGTGCTCTACCTTGAGCAACATGGTTTTCATTATAACGAGCTACTTCACGACGAAGAGTTTCCATAGGATACATTCTTCCATTACGGTTGCAAATGTCTCCTTGAAGAAAAACCCCTTCGATATAAAGTGATTTTTTACCGTTTTTATTTTCAACGATAAATTCTACTTGTTCGATCTCTTCTCTGATGAGTTTCATGGCTTTAGTTTGTAAATCCTACTTTGTTTGCTTTGATTGCCGAAGATGACCAAATAACATCAGTTGGAAGTTTTTCTAGAAATTCAACAGAGTTAGCTGGCATACTAAAATAATTAGTAGTTGCAGCACCAACAATAGTTGAAACCCCAACAGTTATGATTCCCCCAGTATTATTATGAAGTCTTACGCAAGTTGCACTACCGATACTTGTAGCAGCACCAGCAGTTGCACCAGTAGTAACTTCAGTTTCAATTATTTTAGTTCTTTGCATTTTTATGATGAAGTCTTATACTTTTTATTTATGATTCTTCGTATTCTTCAGTATCTTCTACTTCATTTCCAAAGAGAGAATTTGCAGCTATTGGTTTATAGGCATCAACTCTTTCTGCCGCTTTTGCGAAAAGAATATCTTTAATCTTGTCACTAATTTGAGAAGGACTCTCATCAGAAACGATCATATCCATTAATTCATCCATGATTGTAATCAATAGTATTCTGTGTTATTTATTAAATTTCCCCACCCTTAGGAATTTCAACTGCTCTTTCTTCAGAACCCAAATCTGGTTCCACAACAGGTTTTCCCATGTCCATACCAGTATCTAATGGAATTTGTTGACCTGTTGCTGGATCAATTTGCATTTGAGAAGGATCTGGTATAACACCATCTTCAATCTCTTTTTTAATTAGGATATCTTGCTCGATAATTTCCTGATCAGTTTGACGAAGAACCTTTCTTCTCAGATAATCTTGAGAGAAATATCTGCCAACATAAGGTTCTGCAGTTGCCGCTAAACTTAGTCTCTCATTAAGAAGTTCTGCTTCTTTCAGTTCTGAGAAGTGGTTATCATAAAGGAAGTCATATTGAATATGCTCATTCATGATATCCCAATCTTCTGGAGTAATGATATTTTTAAGAATCAATTGAGTTCTCAACATATCACTAAACATGTTGGAGAATCTCTTTCTCAAACGACCGACGAACTTAGTAAATTTAAGTTCGTCTCTTAAGATTTCCGAAGATCTTCCAAGATTGAATCCACCATCTCCACCAATTCTTGAAGTTGGAACATTCAGAGAACGATAGAGTTTTTCTTGGAAATACTTGATGTCAGTAATTTCTCCAAGGTTTTGTCCACCTGGAAGTGTAGTGATTTCCGTTCCTCTGCCACCTTCACGGCGAGGAAGCCAGAAATCCTCAAGCATACTCATATACTTTTTATCATCACGTATCTCTCCAGTGTTGGCATCATAGACCAACTTATTGCGATATCTCATCATCACATCTCTGAGATATTGTTCTGCTTTAACCTTAGGAAGATTTCCAACATCGATATAGAAAATTCTTCTTTCAGGTGCTCTCGATAATCTGTAGATGACCAAGGAGTCCTCAATCATTCTCAGCTGATTGAGTGCTTTAATTGCTTTATGAAGATATGAAAGTGTTGATCCCTTATTTCTATCAACAAGACCTGAAGTGCAGTAAGTAATAGAATCCCTAGAAAATTTTATTCCAGTGTTGGAACTAGTATCAGTTGGACTTGCTGTTGGATATGATGTTTTTGGACTATAGATGAAATACTCTTCAATTTCTGGAAACTCATAATCCATAGGATCATCAGATTTCATTCTTGCAAAAGTATTTGATTTATCTGGCTTATTCTTATTTTGACGGACATAACGCATCTTAAGTGCGTCGATATATCTTAATTCTTGAATACCTTCTTGTGGATTCTTTAAATCGATTACTTTGTGGTAATACAGCCTACCATCAACATACCAATTTCTATAAATTTCGTGGGATTTCTTATCAAAATCTAGAAGTTCTAGAATATACTTAAACTCTTCTCTAATCTTTTTCTTGATTCCATCACTCGCATTCAAATTATCCAAGTCAATCTGAACGGGACTATCATTAGTGTCAGATACAATAGCTTCATTTACAATATCCTCAATAGCACTATCACATTCTGGGTGAAGTGCCATTTCACGATATCTTTTGATTAGATCAAACTCTGTCCTGTAAATTCCCTCAATATCAACATAAGAACCAAAAAAACCACTACTCAAGTAGTGGTCAGTCCCATCCTCATTATTTTGGGGAACGGGACTGACTGTACTTGGTGATAGTGGTTCGTTATCCTCTATAGAGAATCCAAACAATTTTGCCATTATTAAAGTTTCTATCTACTTATGATCTATTTATTAAGCTCCAGTTCCTGGTGCTTCAGGGAAGTAGTATTGAACTTGGAATTCAACTGTAAACTCTTCAATAGTGTCAGAAGTATCATAAGAAAGATCTATAGCAGAGATTGCAGTTGGGAAAATATCAATAAAACGATATTGTGCCAAAATGTTTGCATTTTCACCAGTGGTGTTATTTCCTTGCTGATTTGAAGGACTTCTGCCCAACTGATAAACAATAGCATTTCCCATGTAGTCATTAGGATTTGTTAATCCAGAATGATCTCCATACTGTCCCAAGTTTTGCATCCAAGCTTCAAATGCTCTTCTGTGAATGAAGTTCTCATCATTAATAATAGTAACCGTCCAAACATCTACAGTTCTATCACCAGCAACTTTCAGAGTGCGACCTCTGAAAGGAACTTCAATTGGAGCAATATTGGATGCTGGAAGTGCAGCAGCTTTGCAAAGAAAACGGAAGTTTTCCTTATCAAACTGACCAGTTCCGTCACCCTGAACTGCGAGGTTAACTCCAGATGGGAAAGTAACGTCAACCTCAAAGAGGTTAGGACGGGCACCACTGCCAATCAGTTTTGATTTGAACTGTGAAATGCTTCTTGTTGGAATTTGTGCCATTTTTAGGTTCCTCCTTTAGTAATTTATAATATAAGATCAAACTCTACCAACAACTTCTTCGAAGCTTACACCAGTTCTGGTGGCGACGAAGGTAAGTGTGACATAGTTAATGGACTTAGCTGGTTTCAGGAAGATGTCAGCTCTAAATTCATTATTATCAATTACGTCAGGAGTGTTATTTGTTTCATCACAAACAACCAAGAATCCATAAAGACCTCTCTTTGCCTGAACGTCACGGAGATATGGTTCAACAATATTGACGAAGTTTGCTCTAGTAATCTGATCGTTCAGTTCGAAGAGTTGAGCTTCTGCTGACTTCTGAAGTGCTTGTTCAACAGTCAGGAACAAACGACGAACGTTAATTCTGTCGAATGCTGAAGCGTATCCAAGAGCTGTTTTATCTCCAAACAAGAGAATTCCAATTCCAGGAGAGTTGATGATTGAATTAACTCTCATTGGATACAGTTGATCTCTCTGAGATTTATTTGGATTGTAAGCAAGTTTGATAGCGTTATTCAGAATACCTCTTTGTTGTCCAGCTGGTGAGAACCAAGGATATGCAAAGATTGAAGTTCTTACACAAAGTCCAGCAACGTCTGGGTTACATGGAATATAACGGAACTTATTATTGAATCTATCATAAGTGTACTTATAACCACTATCAAAGATCGCGTAAGATGATGAACCAAGTGGTGAGAAGAATCTAATGATATTGTCCGTTTGTGTATCAGAGTTAGTGATAGGACCACCATCTCCCTGAATAACATCTGCTCTGTGTGGGGAAATAACAGCGATACAATCCTTTCTGTTATTTGCGATGGAGATCAGATGATTTGCTTTTGCCTGAGACTCAAACTTATTGCCAAGTCCAGGACCCATGATCAGATAATCAACTGCGATCTCATCTTTGTTTGAGAAGAGATTGTAAGAAGTAAAGAGATTTCCAAGTGTTGCTGTCATTCCCTTTGTTGCGGAATAATCAACACCACCATCAAGAGAATAAGTTACGTTACCAATTGAACTAAATGTTACATCTTGAGCAAATTGGTTCCACTGTCCATCACCTTCAGTTACTTTTGTATATCCTGAGGAGAATCCTTGAGCGATTGGGAAAGTTCCATGATATGTATCTGGACCAGTTGAAGGATTGTCTCCAACATAGACATAAGCTGAGAAAAGTGCGAGATATTCCTTCCAGTAAATTTTTGTAGGAGCGTTGACTGCGGAAACAGTATCTGTTGCCTTTGACAGACCTACAAACTTCTCTAAGAGATTTCCTTGGATTCCTGTTACTGAACCAGTATCGTCAACAACAACTACGTGAATACCATCGTTTTTACCATTTCTATCGGTTACATAACCATTGCTAATTGGCTTAGGTGCGATAGAACTCCAGAAAATCGTTGTATTTGTGAGATTCAGAGTTTGTGAATCATACCAGTCTGCTACGGTTTGGATGGTAGTAACTGATCCATTTCCAGTTGCAATTCCAGAGTTATTATAGAAAGTTATTGCGTCTGATGCTTGGAAAGATGCATTTGAATCTCCCATAGCATATGAGATAGGATACTCAACTCCATTATCTGTCGTTGCTGTAGAAACTCTTGAAAGAACCTTAATATCAATTGAGCTACTACCAGTTGTAGAAGCGGTAGAAACACCAGTGATGATACCCTTGATGTATCCATTAAATCCTGTGGTTGAACCAACACCAGGAATAACAGCATTTACAAGAGGAGTCGTTACACCGTATCCAATAACTGCACCAGCGGAACTTGGATCTGTGGTTGTAATTCCGATTGTTTGGTCGGCTTTGTCGTCAATAACACAGATCTTAAGATTGTTTGCCCAAGAACCGGGGTTCTTTGCTGCAAATACATAATTTGCGATGTCATCAGCGTAATTCGCTTCGTAATCGTCAAAGTTCTTAATTTTCAGTGAGGTCGTATAAGCGAAACCAACACCAGCGTTTGCGTTATTAAGAGT